GAGCGCCCCATACGGCTAGTAGCCAGTTTGGACTCGCTTGCGGGCTTGGGGCTGGCGCAGGAGGAATGGGAGCGGGTGCCGGCTCGGGGATTGGCGCAGGTATAGGCGCTGGGGCTGGAACTGGTGCGGGAGTCGGAGTGGGCGCCGGAGGTATTGGCGTCGGCGCTGGTACTGGCTTGGGAACTGGTGCGGGAGTCGGAGCTGGTGCTGGCTTGCCGTATCGCTTAAAGGCGTTTATATCGCCGTTAAAGAGGTTGCGGTCAACATTGCCGCTTACGCCCGGGACGGATCCGACGCTAGTGTACTGCCACATCGCCCAGAACGGCCACGGGCCGATTGGTGGCTGCGCATTTGGTTTGCCGTTATTCACGCCGTAGTTGGCGACCCACAGGCCGTAGTTGGCCTTGGCTATAGGTGACCAGTCACCTTGGTTCATGATCGTATCAGAGCTGGCGTATAGCATCGGGTTAAAGCCCGCTTTAGATTTTAGGTAGTTTAGGGCCGCTAGGCAGTAGGAGGGCGATAGGCTGTAGGAGTGTTCGCGCACGACTGCTAGCACTTCGCCTGTTCGTATCGGGCCGATGGCACGTAGGAAGTAGTCCATTTCGGTACTCGGGGCTTGGCCGCCGAGTTCGTGGTAGTAGCCTACGCCGAGGCCGACCGCTCGGGCGCCAGCTTGATTGGCTTTTAGGTTGACATCGGTGTAGAGTCCGTCATCGCCACCGCTGGCGCGCATAACGACGAACTGGATGCCGCTTTTCTTAATTGCGGCGAAGTCTACCTTGCCTTGGAACCTTGATATATCTATGCCGGGGATTTGTGTCATATTAACTCCTTAATCTGTTAAGCATAAGTTTGTAAACGGTACGCAAGCTGGCGCACCTAGCACGCGGATGGCTTGTTTCCCCTGCCCGCCGGTGTTAGTGTTGGTGTTATTTGGCTGGTGTTTGTTGTTTTGCGAGTTGCTGTTTGTTTTGGTCGAGGCAGGGGACTTATTCAAAGCCGAGCTATTGAGCTGCGCACCAACGCGTGTGCCGGCTAGGCACGCGTCAAACTCGGATCGTGGGATGTACTGGTTAGGGTGTTCACCGAACAACTGCGCCATGCAATTTATGGATTTTATGAGGGTATCATGGTCGCCGTGGTTGTCGTTTTTGAGGTCTTGGGTCTCTAGTTTGATTTGGTCGACTACCGCCTTGGTAGCCATAACTTGCTGGTTAGTGGCCTGTGACTGCGCTGTTTCGTTGCGTAGCGACTGAATGGCGAACACGAGCAGTAGGGCTATGCCTATGGTCTTGAAGATGTCGAGAACGGATAGGATACGTAGCTTGGTGCTGGCGCTCATTGCCATAGTTTTGCTCCTACTAGGGCGCCAATTATGGTCAGCGCGTACAATAGCGCTTTTATCAGCTCGCGGTTCAGCCATTGCTCTTTGTTGCCCTCGGCTTTTGACTTGTGTTGCGGGTGCTTTTCGAGCCAGCTGTCGATCACTTTGCCGTCGTGGTCTTTGCCCATTAGGTACTCGAGCTGCTTGCGTAGCGGCTCGATCTCTTTGTGGACTACTTGGCGTATGGCTTCTAGTACCTCGTGGCTGATTTGATTTCGGCGGGGTGATTTTTTTTGTGTCTTTTCCATTTTTATTGCTCATTGTTGCTTACCATTTTAAGACCCTAGATGAGTTCCACCATCATATAGGCCTGCAAGCCGCTCGTGCCGGCATTGAAGGTGATGCTGGTACCTGCGTCTACTTTGGCGGCGGCTTGGTAGGTGTGGAGGCCAGCGCTGGGTTGTGGTGGTACTGCAAGGGCAGCCCAGTTTTGGTTGTCGTTGGCAGTGTTGATGTCGGTCTTTGCAGCTCCGAGGATTGTGCTGCTCTCTTTAATGCGGAGGTACATAGCGTTACCGGCGGCACCGTTAGACACGAATGAGTAAGGCTGCAGCGTGATCTTAATGCGACGGTTAGCTGGCACGTTAGGGGTGCAGGTTAGGCCGGTGATGTTGAACTCGGTAGTATTGGCAGCAGTGACAGGAACGGTTATCTGTTTGTAGTCAAGTATGCGGCGGTTAGGGTCGCGTGGGCAGATAAGGTTGCCTAGCGAGTCAGTAGTGGTGTAGGCGATTGAGCTGGCGATTGGCAGTACGCAGTCGGGCTGGCCTTGGTTAATGGAACCGGCATTAGCAATGTTCGAGGCTCCGGTGACGATGATCGCGTTTCGCACGTTAGTGGCGTCTGTTTTGCTGTTAGGGATGGCGGACGAGGCGGCGTTGTTGGTCGCTTCTGTATAGGTGATCGAAGCGGTGCCGTCGCCGTTGTCTTGGAAGTCGACGTAGGTGTCTTTAGAAGCGGTAAAGGTATGGGAGGTAACCGCAGCGACTGTTAGCCTCTTGCCGGCAATCCACACTACGCCTGCTGTCATCGACGCTAAGCGCGTTGAGCCGGCGGCGTCGGCCGTCCATACGCAGCCCGACTCTATGAAGTTGAACAGCGAGAAGAAGCTCCTAGGTACTGAGCCGTCGACTTTTACTAGGCCAGTGCCCTTAGGGTTAATGTTTAGGTCTACGTTGGAGTCGGTGCCGTCTGGTGAGATGGTTGGGCCGGTGCCAGTTGCGGCATTAGCTATTTTTAGCCAGTTGACGGCGCTTGCTACCGCACTCGGCTTAATGTAGGCATTGCCGTTCGTGTCGGCTAGCAGAGTCGAGTGGTGGCCGGCTTGATCGTGCTCTACGAGTATGCCGGTGACGATGTCGTCGGCCCATGCGCTAGTTGGCGCTAGCTCAATTACTGAGCCGGCGGCGTACACATCGTCGGTGCCTGATTTGACCGTAAAGTTTGATAGAGTCGTACCGCTGAGAGTAGCTTTAAACACTAAGAGTGAGCCCGCTACATAGGCATTGTTGGCGTCTACTTTATAGAGTAGGCCGTGGACCGCCGTAGTCGTCGGCCAGCCAGTAGCGAGCGATAAGCTCGCGGTGGTTGCGCCATTACTCTTTTGCGATGCCAAAGTTGTAGCTACCGGCGCGGTGCCGTTACTGGCTTTGGTGAAGAGATCTGTTATTGCTGCTGACATTTTAGTTTACCTTTCGTTATTTTAATCCGCTTATGGTTAATTTACTAGTTATCATGAGTCGAGCACTCCTACATCTACGTACCTAATGATTACATCGGCTAGTTGGAAGTCGGTGCCTTTTACGATTGAGCTAACCTCCCATGTCAGCCACTTGAGCTCTTCGCCGATCTCAATTACAACCTCCTCGCGAGCAGAGCCGAACACTGTCGGCGTGCTCACTACGGCGTTATAGGGGAAGTTATACTTATTCCAATAGTGAGCCGGTTCGTTCCAACCTACAGGGCTCGATGTCGGGGTGAAGCTGTCGGTGCCGACGGTAGTTAACGGCGCGTCTTGGGTCTTGCCGACTACGTTCATGACTATGGTGCCCTGCGGGCGCTCTAGCACGAAAGTCACGTCGATTACGCTACCCCATTCCATGCCGTCTGGGCTGAACTTTATGAGGCCGGAGGCGATGTCGACGCTGAATGCGGTCGAGCCATCTTGCGTTAGTTGGCCGTAGCTAAACTCGTACATGGCATTGCCCGAGAGGGCTAGCATGTGGGTTGTGCCGGAGCTGTCGTCATATAGCCATAGCCAGTCGACGTTGACGTACCAAGGGTTAGTCCATATGCCGTTGCGATTCAGGTCGCACACCCACATCTGGTTATTCGTGGTGCTGCCACTTACTGGCAGAGACCAGTAAAGTCGGCCTTCAAACTCGATACCTACGCAGGATGCCATGTTTTTAACGTTTAAGCTCTTAACATCAGGGATTATCTGATCAGAGAAGTTGTCGGTACTTAGGATGTTCTGCAGCATGGCTTTGGTGCCGGTAGTTTTGAAGCCGTCGCGGCTCGGATACCACAGGCTGTCGCGGGCGTAAATAACGCCGTCTGGTGCGTCGGTGCCGTCTTGGCCGTTAGCCTCAGTTATAGCCATGTAGGTAATTATGGTGTCGCCGATAGTGGTGCTGGTAGCCGTCAGGTGCTCGAGTTTACCGCGACCAGAGGTGCCTTTCATGAAGCACGAGGCTACAGGGTTGCCGTGGCCGTCGCGGAAGCCTCTTATTGATACAGGCAGGTTGCGGCCGCCTTTGTCGATTTCGACCCAGCCGCCGCCATCAAAGGCGCTAAAGTCTAGGGCTGCGTCGCCTGTGCCGCCGAACCATACTCGGTAAAGGTTCGCTGAGTCGCCTACCATATAAATCTGGCCGGTAACGTTGGTGCAACGCGTGACCTTTGGACCAGCCGTAGAGTCACCGTTTGGCGCTAGGCGGTTGGTATTTAGGGCTAGCGAGGAGTCATCTTTATAGGTGAATGTTGTGCCGGAACCCGGGTCAGGTACGGTGTCTAGGTAGTATTCGAAGCCGGCTTGGTCACCGACATATATGTTGTAGCGGGTTGCTCCAGTCACTCTTGTGATGGTCAGGGTTACGTACTCAGTTGTGCCGCCAGCCCATTGGTCGCGTACCTTGGTTACGGCAATCGTGCCGGCTATAGAGGCTGCTGTCTCGCCGTTACTTACAGCGCTCACGCGGTAGCGGTAGGTGTAGTTAGTGCCACCGATGCCAGTCGCAGCAATCGTGGGCGCGATCGGAGTCGTGAGGGCGGTAAATGGAATTATAACGTTAGTCAGTATGTCGAAGTAACTTAGGTTGTCGGTGCCGTTGCTTACTAGCACTGTGTTGTCTATCTGCTCGAAGTAGCACTTAGCGGTTGTCGAGTAGTTTTTGCCAGTGATTTTAGTCCACGCTCCGCCGTCCGCGCTGGTGTAGGCGTTAGCGACGCCGGCTACTAGACAGACGCAAATCATCTTATTTACTGGCAAGCCGGTAGTCAGCGAGTCGACATAGGAGTAAACCGTACCGAGCACCGTGCCCGGGAAGGCTGTGCCACAAGGCACCATCGACGGCCGCGGACGCACTGTGCCATTTTGCTCGATGACTGAGTTGCTCACCGTCTTTAGGCCGTTCTGGTCCTTGCGGTCGTCGTCAAAGGTCGACTCCAACGCTTTTAGCCAGTTGCTTAAGCTGATGCGCTGGATCTTGTTTGCCGCTACTTGTTTTGGTGCTACTTGTGCCATTGATTTATACCCATGCTCCTGAGCTTAAATTGGGGTCGAGGTCGCTTAGATCCATGTCTATCGGAATGTCATCCATTTGGGCGCCGTTGTTGCTGATCATGGCATCCATGCGGTCACTTTGCAGGTTAAATAGGTTGGGGTACTGGTTTTGGCGCACTAGGTCAGTACGCACGAATTCGGCGGCCATGGCGTAGACCAGCCACATCGGGTCGTCTACCTGCACCTTTTGCGTTGCAGTGGTGGTCGAGAGGTTGATGTCGGTCACAAAGCCGTAGCCGGGCACGTCGATAGTGCCGCCGTACATCGGATCTGTCGTCTTGAACGCTCGAGCAAACACTAGGTTGGAGCCTTGGATCGCGCACACTGTCGGGTCACAGGCAATCTGGCGCTCACGGAGTTGGTCGGCCGTTATGATGTCGTAGTAGTATTTCTGGCCGTTTGTTGCAGTGACGACTACATTATCGTTTTCGCGGTCGCTGGGTACGCGCATTAGAGCGTTTAGTGCGAATGTGTCGGTTGCAGTTACTGCTGCGGCTAATCTGAACAGTTGCCATAGGCTCTGCCAGTTGATGCCGTCCGTGTTCTGCCACTCTTTTTGCTTGTCGTCGGCGATATCGAGCAGCTGGTTGTATTTGGCGTCGCCAGCAGTTAATGGCGTACCAAGGCTGTCTTTACCGCGTGAGCGGCCGTAGGCCTTTTGAATGGCCTGCTCGACTGTCATATATGAGTTGGTCATGCTGTTACCTTTCCTTTTTTACTTACTTTTATCGGCTTAATCTTCGGGGCCTTGGAGTTAAACACCGCCTTTGAGCTCTTGGGTAGTGATATTTTTGGTGTCTTGATCGCGGACTCGGTAGATTTTAGCGCACCTAGGTCGCCGCCGAAGTTGCTTAGTGAGCCGAGTTTGCTGTAGCTAGGGCTCTTGCTCGAACCGCCGCTGCCGCCCGGCGCGAAGCCGTGCTTGAACTTAGGCGTGCTTATCAGTTTGGCGTTGTAGAGCGCTTGGTCGTAGGCGTTTAGCTGATCGGCTACTTTTTTGCCGTCTGGCTGAGTGGTCACGTAGTTATTGATTTCGGCTTTGCTCAGCGAGTAGAGGTCGCGAGTGTTCTTGTCGTAGTTGGCGCCGATTTTGTCTTTAGCGAGTGACTGTTGCTGTCGGATGTCTTCGGCTGTTGTAAGCGTACCATTGACTTTATCGTTCTGCCACTTGGCGAGGTTGTATTGGTACTCGGCGCCATTTTGGCTGTTAAATAGCTTGGAGCGGTCGTCGGTGCTCATGGCACCCATTTTGGCGAGGTATTGCTGTGTCTGCGGCTCGAGCTTGTTGCTTATGGTGGTACCACCTATGTTTACGCTACTGCCTAGCGTTTTAACGTCGTAGAGCGCCGCTGTGGCTTTGGAGTCGAGCTTTTTGTTGGGATCTAGACCACTTACCTTTATGTAGGCATTTTGGGCGGCATTTATCAGGTCGTTGATTTGCGAGGTCTTTTGGTTGTCGTCAAGTTGGGCGTAGTTTGGATTTTGCAGTAATCGATTTAGGCCTTGGTGAATTATCGGGCCAGTCTTTTCTAGCATGGTCTGCTGTTGTGCCGGTGTTAGTTTGATGCTTTTTTTGTCGACCACGATTCTATCTGTCGGAGTAATGGCGGGACTCTTGGTGCCTAGTGTGTCGTACAGGCGCTGTAGCTCTTTAGTTACTGGGTCATTGGCATTGCGGGTACCACTTGGGTAGAACGGGTTAATTGTGCCCGCTACGCCACCTTGAGTGCCGTTGCCGGGCTCGGTTGAGCCGTAGAGGTCATGTTTAGCGGGTAGTGTTTCGCGTAAGCCCGGAATACCTGATTTTATAGCGTCGGGAACGCTTGAGGGATATGCGCGCTGCTTTGTGTCGGTACCCCTAGCGATTTGCTGTGCGCCCGCTGGTACTAGTGATTGAGCCGAGTTTTGGAGGTAGGACCCAGCGTATCGTACAGGGTCTTGGAATACATTGCCTACGCCGGTTACGCCTTTCATGTACGGCTGGTCGGCTATCAACTTGGCGCCAGAGCCTATAGCTTGAGCTACGGCATTGGATCCGTCGGAGCCGCCGTGCAGGGCGCGCTCAAAGGCGCCACCGATGCCGAGAGCGATGCCTACAGGACCAGTTGCGTTAAGGGTGACCCACTTGTCGCCTATTTTTACTGAGTTGCGGGTTGTGCCTTGGGCTTCCCATAGGGCGCGCTCTTTAGGGTCACTTGGCTCTTGCAGTGTCATACGGCCAGAAGCCATTAACATCATGCCGGCACCTACTAGAGCTGTGCCGCCGCCGGCCGATTTGCTCAGTGTCTCAACGAAGTGACGCTGGTCAAATGTGCCCTTGGTTATGCCGTCGTAGAGAGTCTTTATTGATCGAAGTGTGCCGATCGGGGTGTAGTCAACGATGCCTTTTACTCCTAGGGCAGCTGGTATGCGGCTAAATGGTGCGATCCATTCGCCGACTGGTACGCCGCCCGGCTTGAAGTGTTGAAGGGTTTGAGTTAACTTGCCCGGTTCGGTGATATTCTGCATGGCGAACTGCTCGGCGTAGTTGTTCATCTGCTCGACCGTCTTTGGGTTCTTCATAAACTCGGTTATTTTGGCGACATCTTCGCCAAAGGCTGCTTTTGCCAAGCGGAGCTGATTGGCTTCTTCGATCTTATAGGCCGTGCTGTAAAAGGGTTTGTAGACGGATCCGTGGGTTCTGTATATATAGTCTTCAAACGGCGTCTGGTGTGTTCCTCGGCCGATTGACTGCTCAAAGCCGCCAGTATTTGGCTCGTCTAGGCCTGTCTTCATGTGGGTAATGCCAGCCTTGGCGCCGCGGACGAAGCCTTTCGGACCAGCCGATAGGTAGTCCATTGGGCTAAAGGTTACGGTTCGGGCGCCCGGCGTTGCGCCGCGCTCGTTGCGTGTTAGGAACTTGAGTAAGCTGTCGGGTGCTGCCGATACGGCTCGGTCAGTTACTGCAGCAAGCGGGCGCGACAGCAATTCCATAGGAGTTGTTATTAAGTGAGAGGAGGCTATCTTAGCGACCGTCTCGGGACCAGTTAATAGGCCAGCTCGCCAGAAGTCGACGGCAGCTTGGGCTCGGCCGCGTGGCAGGTTCTGATTAACAAGCCGGGTCATCTTTTGGATAGCTAAGTCGCGCTCGGGAGTGTCTACGGCGGTAGCTTTGATCTCGGCTAAGGCGTTTTGCAGGTCGGTCTTTAGCTTTGGAGTTAGCTCAACATTGGCGGTCTTGAAGGCTTTAACGGCTTGGTAGAACATGCCCTCTGGTGTGCGGTTTTTAAGCAATGCGGCGGCCTGTACCTTGCGACCGGCGGCTGTCAGGTGGTCGGCTAGGCGAGTGAAGATGTTTGTGGCTTGCTCAAGGTTGGCGGCACCGCCTTTGGCGTCTAGAGCTTTGGCTACGGCTATGGCGTCGGATACATGCTGGTCGGTTACTCGGCCGGCCGTTTGGTTTAGGGACTCAGTCACTTTGTTGGCGGCTTTGTTTAGGCCGCCTTTTAATAGCTGCTCGCTGTTGGCGACGAGGTCGGCGTTGGCTTTTGGCAAGTAGGTGTTGTCTGGCAGGTTGGCTTTTAGCTCTGGCGATACTTCACCGCTACCCTTAACTGTTTTGGCAAAGCCGCGAGTCACTTGCTTGGGCTGGACTATCTGCTCGGTGGGTGCTACTTCTTTGGGCGCTGCTTGATTAAGCGGAAGTTCTTGCTGGCCTTTGCCGGGCAGTTTAGCAAAGCCCGCTTCGGGCGATACGCCGGCTTTTGCGGACACGTTGGTTGGCGACAGCTTTTCGGCAGCTGCGGCTACACTGTCGGCGGCAGTATTGAGTGCTGGGGCTACGTGAGCGGCACCTGCTTCGGCGATCTGCTTACCGCCTAGGGCGTCCATTATAGAGGTAAGACCTGCTTCGCCGGCAGCTACGCCTTTGCCGTGAGCGGCGGCTGTTTGCTTATAAGCCGTCTGCATGGACGGTATTGGAGCCGAGCCGGCTAAAAAGCGCTCGACAGGAGTGTTGGGCGTAAATGATCGGTTATAGACGTCGCCGCCTGATGGGTTGAGCGACTCGCCTAGCTGAATTGCGGCGCGCGGGACGCCTTGGGCTAGGTTCTTCAAGAAGCTTACGCCTTGGCCGCCTCGATCGAGGGCTGCTTTGGCGGCCGCATCGTTGCCTGTGGCTACGCCGACTGCTGCGCGGGCATCTTCAATCGGAAGCGTAGCCACGTGGTAAGCGCCGCTTGCGAGGCCTGTGGCTAGGTGCGCGACAGGTGTTGCGACGTGCTCTACTGGCTTGATTATGTCGTTGCCGACGAAGTTAGTTACTGGGTTATGGAACAGTTTTTGCCATGGACTCTGCTGTGGTTGCTGTTGGACTGGCTGAGACATTGGAGTTTGAGCTGGCGCGGGAATAGGCGTAGCTGGCCGTTGGTTATTAACCACGGTCGAGTAGGTCGCTCCGTGATCAAACGGACTAACCTGTGCTTCGAGCCCTTGGGCTCTTTTCCCGAGCCAGCCAAGCAAACTCATATTCGAGCCTCCTTTACTGACCTGAGTAGACTAAGTTGCTTTTATCTTTGTTTTGTAGCAGCGAAGTTATGTACGGAGTTACTTGGTCGCCGTAGGTCACGTCGGTTGAGCTCACTGGAGGGGCGCTAACGTCGTAGTTGTAGGCGTCTAGGCTTGGGGCTTGGAAGACCGACGGAGCGGCTAGGCTGATCGGGTTCTTGTACTGAGCGCCTAGTGCGGCTGAGCCCTTTATGATGTCAGCGATTTGCTGCATGTAAGGCTGTGCGGCTGCTTGGGCGTCGCTTAGGCTCGTGCCAGCGGCTTGGCTCTGTTGGAGGGTCAGGCCGGCTAGTGTCTGTAGTAGCGATGCTTTGGTGTTGTTGATGTTATTGGCTAGGGATTGTTCGTTTTGGAACTCTTGGCTATTAACATCGTTGATGTTCTGCTTGTGGGCTTGGGTTGTGTCGCCCCATGCGGTGTCAAGCGCGCCGAGGTTGCGGCCGTAGCCAGTTTGGACTTGGCTGCGCTGAATGTTGCCCTGTCGGCCGGCGGCGTAAGGCGCCAATATCTGCGAGGCAGAGCTTGTGCCGGAACCTGCTAGGCCTAATAGGCGCTGCAAAGCGTTGGTTTGCTGGCGAACGCCAGTGTCGATATTTTGTTTAGCAGATAGCTCGTCTTGGATAGTCTGGTTCTTGTTGGTGTTGTAGTCGCGCTCGGCTTGGCCGAATGATAGACCCTCGCGGTTAAGCGCGTCGTTAGCGCTACTTAGGATGTTCGATCGGCCGACGGCTAGCTGATCGGGCAATGCGCCAATTTGGCTTTGTACTGCGCCGATTTGCTGGCCTAAGAATGCGGCAACTGCGGGATCAACGGTTGTTGAGCCGCCAGTGCCGCTAGTTAAGACGCCGCCGCTTGGCTGCGGGTTGCTGTCAGGTGTTGGCGATTGGCCTGTTGGACCGGCCGAGGTTTTACCATAGCCGGGTTGTTCTGTTGGATCGGTGAACGCGTTAGCGCCAGTAAGTAACCCGCTAGGGTTAGATAGGTTGGCGGTACCGCTTGTGATTGCGCGGCCTACTTGGTTGAGTGAGCTGTCGCCACCGCCGGGCAGTGCATTTTGCACGCCACCAACGGCTCGAGCGCCCCAACCTACGGGCTGCGCAAGAAGATGTACGAGGTTAAACATTTTTAGGTGCTCCTATAGCAAAGTAAAGTTAATTTTGACTTTACCTCGTGCTCAGGGGCATCCTGTCGGCTAGACCCTCCGGTGCGTCCGGTCGGGACCGAGATTTCTAGCTAAATTGTAGCATCTTTTCGCTTATGTCAACAGTTAAAACAAAATCGAGCGGTTTGGAATAACCTTGTTGCAGTAGTCATTAAAGGCGATCGACAATCTATTTGGCGATACTAAGGCGCAAAGCGTCGAGTGCATTTCGTCATGGATTGTGTCGGCCGGTCCGACGTATGGCTTAACTAGGTATGCTAGGTCGGAGTTTTGACTAAAATAACGATCGTAGAGACGGCCTTGGGTTTTTTTAAACTGCGGGGTCGAATTTAGCCAGACATAGTGCAGGTACTCATAGGCGACAGACTGTATTTCGGTCTTTTTGGGTTGGCTGCTCTTAATCTCTATAAGGTTCGGCGCGGTGAAGCTGGCGATCACCTTGCCCTTTGGAACATCTACGGCAACTGGATGAGCGGAGTATCTAAGCATAATTCCATCGGTGTTAATGCCTAAAACGTGCGCATCGGCCAAAAGCGCGGGGTCTTGGAGTACGATTTTATCTCGTTTGAGCTGCTCAGCGTGGCGCTTGTCGTAGTCTTGGGCGATTTGGGCATAACCTACTAGGTAGGCAATTAAAATAAGCACACAGGCGCTTACGATGGCTCGTTTCTTAGTGATTTTCTTGGTAAAGCTCATAACAATGGCATTATCTATGGTTTGGCTGTCGTTGTCAATAGGACTATACGACCAGCGTTCTAGATTTATAAATGCCCTGCCGGCCTAGTGCGGTTATTACGATGCCGCTAGTCGCGTCCCACAAAAAGCAGGGAGCGGCATTGCCGGAGTTGAGGGCTAGAAGCTGTGCCCACGTTGGTGCGATGTTGCCTAGGGCATTCAGGGTTGCGTTATCGGCGTTGACGAGCGGACCAGTTCCGGCGGCGACCCACATTATATTGGAGTCTATGTGCGAGCTACCGGCTGATGAGCCTATGTCAAAGACGTTAGAGGTTGGGGCAAAGTATCTAGTATTGGCAGTGGTGGTGAAGTTATCGCCATTGGTGCTAATTTGGAGTTGATTGCTTTGCCAAGTTGCTATTAGTGTTACGTAGTCCCCAGCTACGAAAGTCTGAACGGCTCCCGAGGGTCCAGTAGAGCTAGTGTTAATGCGCGAGCTGGTTGTCCATTTATTGGCGTTGGCAAAGACGTTATAGAGCACATTGAGCCGTGTGTTGCCGTCCTGCCGCCACTCCCATGCTACGGGGAAGTTCTGCGATACATCAAAGTCGGCCGCATTCCAATTAACCTGCAGTCTAATAGCCATCCAGCCTTGAGGGGCATTAAATATGGTAGCCGGAATGGTAATACGCCCGTTGCTTGAAGTAGAGCTGCTACCGCCAGAGGTTGCGATGTAGGGAGTGTAGACGAAGCTTTGCTGAGCCGTGGCACCAGTAATGGTTAGCATCGCGTGTGCGAGCCAGAATGTATCAGCTACCCCAGTAAAGTTTGTGGCGACGATCACCCGAAGTTGATCCCCGGTCTTGCCCACAGCTACGGCGACGGTCGGAGGCTTGAGGAGTTGCCACGCTCCGGTGGCAGTGAAGCTAAGCGTCGAACCAAAGGTATCTGAGGCATCAGTATTACGCCACTGGCTGATAGCCTGATAGCTCCTGCCCGCCGTTCCCTTAAAATATACAGAAGTAACACCCACCGTGCCGGCTGCGGCTGCTCGTCCAGTGGCGGTCCTTGGTGCGCCGCCCTCCTGCGTAGCAACCCCATCGCAGACGTATTTAATAGACTGCGGGCTGAATGGCGCCGGAGTCGTGGCATCGGTAAAAATGGTCGGATCGTGAGCACCTCCTGACGAGGTCACGCCCCAGTCAGTCGTGGAGTCGCATTGGCCTCGGCGAAAGAAATTTGTTACGCCTGACCAAATACCGGCGCCTGATCCGAGCGCCAAGCCATCAGTTTGGCCGCCTTGCTGACTTGTGCCCCACAGGAGGGCTGCAGCGCGTTGAGTATCAGTTATGACGCTACCTGTGGTAATCAGGTTGGGCGTAGCAGATAGGATCGGTAAGCGCGGAGCAATTGTTGTTGCTGCGGTTACTGCCGGCCAAAGTAGGGCCGGCCCAGCATTGCCTCCATTTAGAGTGCCAAGCTGAGAGTTGGTAGGAGGTGTGTTGCCGTAGCTATTGATGTTCGCTGCATCAGCGTTATTAAGTGAACCTATGCCGGCCGCCAAGTAACGCATGGAGCCGTTTAGGGGTGCATCGCCACCGCCACGAATGTCATCGCCAATTCTTAAAATGTCAGGAATAAAGTTAGGTCCCGTAGCGGTTGCTGCCGTTACAAACGCCGAGCCATTGACTGATAGTTTGACTTGGCCCGGCTCCCATGCTGCTACAACAGTTATGTCCGTGCCGGCTACCACGCTGTTTATGTCTACGGAGTTCATGGCCGTATTGTTTAGGTAAATCGTTACTCGAAGCTTCGTCGTGAGGTCAACCGCTCCTACACCGATAAAGGCACCAAAAATGCCATCTTGCCCATAAACAAAGGCGTAGCTGGCGTTCGTAGAGCCGGTAATAGTAACGCCGTAAGTATAGCGGACGGCTACCCAGCCTTGGTTGGTCTGTAAGACATTGGCTGGGCTCATCGATACTGCCCCGACCGTCCGAGAGGCCGTGGCGTTGGTTGTTTCAACGTAAGGAGTTGGGTAGGCTTTCTTCTCGAACTGCACCCCGTCAAAGAAATAGGTGTCGCTTACAGCATTGTTAGTTGTAGCTTGCCATGTTAGGCGAACAGTCACGGCATTAACTGGGGCCGTGCCAGATACTGTTACTCTGTCGCTGCCGTCACCAGCAAAGGCCGCCGGGATAGCTTTAGTCGATCCTGTAGTTGTAGAGAGAATTGTGCCGCTAACGTCGTGCCAGAGGATCTTTAATACCCCACTTTTGCCATAAGCGCCGCCATCACGGATAAAAAGAGAAAAGCTATAGGCGCTACCGGCCGTGACTGCAATCCGGTTGCCGGCTAAATCCTTCCATTCCACCGACATAACCCTTGTGGCGTCATTACAGGTAGCTAAGAATGAGGCAGCACCAAACTTAAATTGGCTGGTTGTACGGCTGATCGTAGCGGCTTGATTGTTAACACAACCATTGGCGTTAGTTTCAGCACCACCGTTAGGGATTAGATTGGTTGTGGCTTCCCATATGCTGACGCCGCCCGGTTGGGCTAAACCGTCGCCGCTGGTGGCTCGGTTAGCATCTGTGATTAGACCGCCAGAAGTCGTTAGAGTAAGGCCGCTAGAGCGTATTAACGACCTAGCTAGAGATATTAAACTCCGGGCCATTTTAGTAGTAGCTTATTTTTACACCTAGGACCGCAGCACCGCCGCCGGCTGTAATGATATCTATGCCGGAAGTCATCAGTACGGGTTTTTGGAAGTTGAACACAAAGTTGCCGCTGGCGGGGATGGCGGTTGTTGCTAGGCTTCTAACTAGGTAAACAGGAGTACCGGCTTTGTCTCTGATATCTATCGTGGAAGTAGTGCCCACAGTTTCTACGCAAATACTGATCGATGACACGTAGGCTGTGTTAGAAGTCGGAGTCGTAGTGGTGTTGGTTGAAATGCGAGTTGAATAAGGGGTTAGGGCAGTATTGTTGGGTTGGATCCCATCACTAGAAACTATTGAGTCCTGCGAAGCCATAAGGATGTTAGCCATTCCAACGCTTAAAAAGTGGCTAGCGCTAATCCATACATCGGCAAAGATAGATACTAGGCCTCGGAGCTTGCCTGATATTGTTCCGCTAGCGCCGGTGGTGTTAGCCGCGTCGCCAGTCGAGCCCTCAACCACATTCGCACCGTTGGCGACGGTTGTTGCCGTCGTTGGTTCGCTAGAAATGTCAGGCTTGCTAAGAAGTATATTGTCATTACCCATTTTAAGTACCCCACAGGCTGTAGGTTAGAGCGGCACGGCCGGCCCAGTTCGTGGCGTAGTTATTGGGGCCGAATGCGTAGCGCACTTGTTTTACGCCAGTAGAGTCATCGGTTTTTCGGATGTACCAGCGGCCGCTACCGTCTATAGCGCCGTAGTAGCGTACATGAGTGTCTTGCTCGTCTAAGTCGGCCGTAGTGTAGCGGATTAGCGGATCTACCGGCACGCTCGGCATTGATGGCACCGGCTTGTCGTCGATGGCCTGTTTTAATTCTGCGAGTGCCTTTAGAAGCTTGGTGTCGTCTTGCTTTGGTATCTCGAGTTTAGGGACCGGCTTCTTTTTAACTTCGGCCTGGATGTCTTTTAAGCCCTTTTGGAGCGGTTTTAGGTCGACGGCCGGATATTTACGATCGGAGCCGGCAAAGTAATCCTAGGGTCTAATTTGAGCTTCTGCACGGCCGTTAGGAACGGCTTGAGCTCCGCGGCAAGTGCTGACTTTATTTCTTTGAGGTTAGAGACCTCGATTGTGCTCGGCGACTCTAGCGCGTTTAGTGATGCTTCTATCTTGCCGGGCAGCGCTTCAATGGCCGCGATTATGTTTGTATCATCGAGCGGCTCGGGGAAGAGCGTGCCGAGTTCTTTAAGCGCATCGACTATCTTTTCGTAGTCCGGCGTACTGACACTCGTTACTGGTTCGGGGTGGTTAGTGACCGCTACCTCGGGTTTGTGCTCTGTAAAGAATTTTATAAGCTCCGCAGTGCTCTCTTTGAACGTACTAATTAGCGCTGCGAAGCGTTGAGTCATAGCCTCCTCGGACATACGCCTAGCATCAGCACTACGTGCCTTTTCGTCTTCAGCTGCGTTTTGTTCTAGGAATGTTGGAGGCATTTATTTGACTCTTACAGATACATTACTGTGATGTCTTGGGTTGCGCCGCTAGTAACGATGCAGAGGCCGACTTGGAAGTTGTAGTCAAAGTCCATTTCGGTTACGTCGTTTAAGAGCGTTGCTGGGAACGTGATTGTGGCTATTTTAGTACCGCCAGCATCGATACCGTCGCAGATTGTTACAACACCTGCTGCTAGGGGCTTACCAAAAACAATACGCTTGAACAAGCCGGTGCCAGTTTTAACTAGCGTGGTTGTCTGCGTAGTGATGTTCTTGGCTAAAAAGCCATTTCCAATTTCTGTTAATGAAGGCATGTCGTTTTTTTCATCCTTTCCTTCGGTTATGCTCGGCCGACGGTATTGCCGGCCGAGGTTTGCGTGTTTTTAGCAGTCGGCTATCGAGCCCGACCCTGATTTGCCGTTCACTGCGTGAGCGACACTGTGTTTGCCGCGGTGAGTACCCAGTTTGACGTGGGAGCTCACAGAAGCCATTTTGCCCGAGCTCTGAGGGCTCATTGGAGCACCAGAGCCAACTTTGGCATTTTGAGCCATTGTCTTACGAGGAGCTAGCGGAGCAGAGGACCGAGAGCCCCCCATTACGCTGGGCGCGCCCTTGCGGCTTAATTCAGCCATCTTAGGCAGTCCTTGTCCAAGCAGCGAGTTTGCCGATGACTTTGTGAGCGTTCCATGCCTTGGCGGTGTTAGCACCACCAGCTTGCAGGGTAATCTCGTCACCAACTTGCCCGGAGGCCTTGACGTAGGTGATGCCCTTGTCGGTAGCAGCGGTGAAGCCGTTACCAGTTACGCCGTCGCCAGAGGCGGGAGTAACTACGAACCCGATCGAGCCACTGTCGCCTGAGCCAGCAGGACCGCTGGTTTTAGGCACACCACCGTTGCGGATGGTGATGCTCGAGCCGGCCAAAACAGTTGCGGAAGCTGGCAGTGTTAGTACCAAGGCATCTGCGACGAGGTTTTGGACCCAGCCGAACTCTGCAGCTGACAGAGTTTTGTTTGCGGACACATCAATTGTTAGTCGACCATCGTTGGCGACATAAGGAACTGTTGCGTTTGCCATGTTAATTGTCCTTTCTTAAATGTTACTTAGGCAGGTCGCTCAGCTTCGTAAATGGCGGCGCTAATGCGTCGGCCATTCTTGAAGTAGCGTGTTGATCCAGTCGAGTCTTTCGTCTCGGTGAATATGTCTCTGCTGTCTTTTGGAGCATTGGCGCGCTTTGCTCGATTTTCAGGGGTTGTAGGATCCGCTGGCGGACGTACAAATTCCCATCCCATTCGAACTAGGGCGTCGGCCCCGGCGGGCATAGTTACTTCTAACTCTGCACCGCTTGCGGGGTCTCGGTATAAACCGATGTGCTCGCTGTCGCGGGGATCGCGTAAGTCACCATTGACTTCTGCTTGGCCCGGACCTTTTGCTACTTTAGCCATATTATCTTCTCCCTTCTAAGAAATGTTAGGCGCTTAGTGAAACAACCAAGGCTTTGCCACGGTTGGTAGGTACGAAGGCGTCGTAGTAACGTCGGCCTTCAACAACCCAGCCGTCAACACCCTGAACTTCTTTCAAAATTCGGTAAGTGTCGAACTTGTGGGGCGCTACAAGAACCTCTTCGTGCACGAGCATAAGCTCGGTCTTAGCAGGTACGAAGCTTACAGGTACTTTGATGACTTTGGCGCCATCAATTTCGCCAACTAGGCCGCTCAACTTAGACTTCTGGTTGATGTCAGAAGCTACGAAGAGGCTAGTGTCTAGGCGTAGCAAGTTCAAAACGGCAGGTGTTACGAATAACACACGGCCATCGTTAGGAACAAACAAGTTGTCCAAGATTGCTTGCATGTCTAGAACCTTAGCGAATACGTTGCTAGAGGTGGCAGTTGTGCCCGAGTTGGTAGCGGTTTGGCTGTTTGCAACAGCGTAGGCTTCCAACGTGGTCAAACGATAGATGTCGGTGTTAGGAACACAGACTTTCTCGATCTGGCGCTTTAGGGTTGAACCGGCCTCTGTGACCATCATCGAGTCCTCGTAGTTACCGCGGTCGATGGAGTAGGTGAAGCTCTTGTCTTGCGACAGAGTAAATGTTTGCTTGGTTGTGTCGAGCTCAGCCAATGCGCCGAAACGGTTAGAACCGCTACGGACGTAGTTGCCTTCTGCGACTGTACCAACGCCGTAAATGCTCACTGCGTTGACACCCAAGTAGTCAAGGGTTATGCCCTTGTTGATGATCGACTCTGTAACAGAAGCTAGGCTAAAGACTTCGTCGATCTCTTTTTTGAATGTACTTGCGTAATTCTGTGACATTTTGGTTTATGTCCTTCCTTTTTGGGGGTTATTTGGTAGCCCCGCCTTTCAAACCTTTAAGGAATGGATTTTCGTCAGTCGAACCGCTTGCTGCTTGTGGGCTCCCCGATGATGGGGTGTCCGCGGCCGCTAGCATTTTTTCGGCTGCTTTTTGTCCTTTCACGACGCCAGCCTTGGCGCCGCTGCCTCTTGCTTTCGCAAAGGCCGCATAAAAGTCGTAGAGTGGTGCAGCTTGTATGACAAACCTGCCACTTGGATCGGTTTTAAAACCGCCCATGCGCTTATACAGCCCCTCGACCTCTTTATCGAACTGCTCGTCGTATTCGGGACTATCTGCCTTAAACACAGGGTAGTCACGCATCAGATTTGAGGCGTCGCTATTGAGGCTTGCATTGAGGTCAGCAACATAGTTGATAACTTCTTTGCGGTTTAGGTCTTGTTTAAGTGCTTCTACTTCGGCGAGTGCAGGGTCGACGCCCTGCGCCACTAGATCCTCGGTAGTTTGAGGCTTCGCGATGGAGTCTAGCGTTTGAGCCACATCGCTCCTAAGGCGTGCGCGCTCTTGAAAGCTGTTCTTGGCCGCTTGCGGATCAGGCTTGCCCTTTTCGGCTTCTTCGCCCTCTTCGTCGCTTGCGTCCGGCTGATCTGGCTCTTCCTCGTCAGCTCCCTTTTCAGGCTCTTCGGCACCTTTATCTTCCTCTTCTGTTTCGTCTGCGGCATCGGAGGCGGCTTTTGCAAGCTTTTCTAGGCCTTCGGGTTCGCTACCTGTGTCTTGAGTTTCTGCCGGTGCGTCCGGCTGTGGGTTTGTTGCTTCTGCGACATCCGCAGGAGCTGGTTGGTTGGCTTCGTCAGCCATAATGTATCTCCTCTACATTTAAGGTTGTTTTTTACCATGACCGTTGTTGTAGGGCGGCCTATTCCCATCGCCGTTGGCTAGGTGGCGTCTACCATGCCCTTATCGTGGGCTACCCGAGAGGTCGGAGTGAACTCTGTTCTGTGCCGGAGTTCTTTTTAGGGAGCCGGCACAGAACACAATCCGCTTATGGTCTCAATCTCAATGTACCACCTTCGGCGACCAATCCCCAGTTACCTTTGTCGCCAACGAGCATAAGGCCCGGCATGCGGTGGCCGTGGCGGTGACCGATCGTGCAGTTAACGCCCTCGCATATAATCTCTTGGCCGTGTTGCTTCCAGTCATGCTCTTGGAAGTGGTCGGGCGTCTTGAACGACAGCTCGGGAATATGCACAAACTTCTTGTCCGTGACTTCGGGGTGTCGCCACCTTGGAGCGGCATTGTTAGGCTTCCTCGCCATCGTCTGCCTCTCGCTTCTTAGTGAACGCATCATATCGGCTCTGCAGGTCGTCTTTACCATCGTCGAGCAGGGTGCGTAGGATATCGTGGGCGACCAGCACATCGTCAAGCGTGGCGTGCGGCCGGCCTTTAGCGAGTGCTTTGTTATAGAGCTTGAGTGTTTTGTGGGCTTGTTCTACTGAGTCTGCGACTGCGATCTGTTCGTCAAACCACAGCATCAAATCGGCTATTAGGGGTTGGCTAACGGCCATAGTTGACTCTTCTTGGCGCTCCTCGTCAGGGGCTATTTGGTTTTGCTCGGCGTCATCAATAAAGATGCCGGGCGCTGCTATCTCGCCGCTGTTGGGCATTAACTCGTTTTCGAGTACTTGTTCGTCGTTAGCCATTTACTGGTGCTCCTTTCGGCGGACCGATTGCTTGCATCACCTGATCGTGCTGGTAGCCACGCTTGACGAGGGTTATCGCGTATAGGGCCTGTTGGCTGGAGTAGCCGGCCTTTAGGAACTGAACGGCTAATGCTTTATCGCCGGCTCGTAGGGCTGCAGCTGCGGGCTCTGCGGCCTGATCGGGTGCTGCTTGGGCATTGGGGTCGGTTTGCGGCGTGGCTGGCGCTTGTGCGGCTCCTGCGTCGGCCGGTTGGGCTGCGTTGGGGTCTGCTGGCTGTTGGCCGCCCTCGGCTTGGGCTGGTGCTAGGGTGTCAGTGCCCTTAGCGGCCGCTTCGGCTACGCTTGGGGACATTGGCAGCATTCCAGCGCCGTTTTGGCTTGGCGGGGCGCCGGCATTCGTCAATATGGCAGCTCGGGAGGCTGGGTCTTCAACGTCGCGGTAGTCGACGCGGATTGTAGGCTTATCAAACATTGGGTTCATGGCTGGAGGTACGCCGCTTGAGCTTGTAGGCTGGCCGGTCTTTGGATCGCGTGGCAACTTGGTGACGATCTTCTTAATGTTGGCGCTGCCTAATCGTTGGAAGAGGTCGTAGTAGGCCTCGCCTAAGTGCAGCTCGTAGCCGTCGTTGAGCATGTAGTAGTAGGTGTAAGGGTTCTGCGCGGCATCGGCGAGTACCTCTTTTAGCACCTCGACTTGGTGGCTGTCGTCGTCGGACTCGGAGGTTGTTGGGTCGACTGTGAACTTAAGCTTGGTCTTGATTTCGCTGTACATGACCGCAGCTTTTTTGGTGTTTTTATTGATCGATACAAACTTGTTGCCATCTTGGATGTTCGGGGCTATGTCGTCGAGGAAGTCTTCGGTTAGCTCAATTTCGCGAGTGCCGTCGGACTCGGCAAAGTGGATGTTTAGCAGGGTTTCGGAGTTGGCTTGGTACCAGCTCTCGTACTGTTTGCGGAAGTAATTATCATCGAAGCCGATCATCTGCTGCTGTTGGTTGACGCCGGCAGGAGTCTTGCTCTGGCCTACGCCGCCTGTGGCCGCGCCCGGCACGCTCGAGTCTTGGTTGTTGGTTAGCTGCAGGATCTGGCTCTTCATTAAGCCGTAGTTGGTGCTAAAGTTGGCGATCGCCTCGTTGTTGATGTCGACAACTTCGATCTTGCTGCCGGTGTCGTTGCCCATATCCCATACGGCGTTGTTCTTGTACTTAATCGTTGAGCCTTTGATGCCTTTGCCCCATTTCATAACTGGCGGGTTGAGCATCAGCTTCTGTATGAGCTGGTAGCTTTGAACCTCGCTGTCGAGCATGTTCTGCATGCCGCCGCTCATTTCGCAGTAGCCAACGCCTAGCGGGTTGCTCAGGTCGATGTCGGCGTATAAGAAATCGACGGGCATCTTGCCGCGTGGGTCGGGGTTGACCTTGGTGCGAACGACGTTTTTGCCGTCGACCATGTCAGGGCTAAAGCTGTAGAACTTAGCGCCAACGCCGGTCTGCAGGGCGTGGATGATCTCTATCAAGCCGCCGCTTGGGCTCTTGTCGCGTTCGGCCGGTGTTCGGCTGTCGGCTTCCTTTTCTTTGGCGGCTAGCTTGTCTTTGAGGTATTTGAGGCGGTTAACGTTCCAGCTGGCGTCGTAGCCCTCTTCGCTGGGGTCGTTCTTCTGGCGAGCCTTGGCTTTGCGGCTTAGGCGGCGCTCTTTGTCGATAATAAGTTGGATCTGGCTAGGCGTGTAGTATTGACGGAAGTATAAAACGTTGCAGTCGGGACCGTAGCTTTGGCCGCGTTCGAATATGATGTCGCGGATGTAGGGGATGCTAAAGTCGGCGCCGAAGTAGTCGCCGGCGTTCTTGAAGAAGCTAAACGACACGCTACAGCCGTAGGTTAAGGCCTTTTTAGCCATGATCCAGCTCTTTTGTATCATGTCGCCGTTGTAGCTAACGTGTGGGATCACTTCGTTTTGCCAAATGTAATCGGCTATGTCGGCGAGGTCGGGCTCTTCGGGGCTCTTTACTCGGCCGGTCGGGATCTGTTGGATGATGCGCTTGGGTTGTCTATTTATAACGCCGGCTAGTGTTCCGTCGGTTACTGTCGGCAGTTTAGCGGCTATAACTTTGGGGTGTGGCTTATTGCGAGCTAGGCGCTCGTACTCGTTAAAGTTTTCCCACCACGTCTTCATCGCGGTTAACGCTGGGTCGTAGTCGGCTTTTAGTGTGTTTGGATTGAGTAGTGACATTGATGCCTCGGTTTTTTGTTGGTGGCTCCGGGGCATCCGGTCGTCCGTCGGTCGTATCTGCGGTTATTGTACCATAAATTATATTTGTCAAGCATAAACTTTATTCCGGCTCACTCCACAGTTTTTGGGCGCGGTAAATCTGGCCGGTCTTTTTGTCGGTGCGTAGCTTGAACTCGGGATCGAAGCGCTTGCGGTCGGCGCGCACAAAGTCCATGAAGTCGATGAATTCGTTGAGCACTTGGCCCTCGGAGGTAATCTTAACCGTTTCGCAGTAGCGCGACTCGGTCGACACTATCTTGCCGTCCTTTACGGTTTCGGTGATATCGGCTTCGCTGCCGTCCTCGTAGACGGTGTGGCGGCTCTTGCTGCCAAATAGCGTTAGTAGTGGGTTATCGGGCATATCTGGCCCACTTATTGTTAAATTTGCGCATTAAATCGCGGTACTGAGGCCGGCCCATAGCCTTTTCGATTTCGCGGTGTATGAGCTTATCGAGCATGTATTGGCTAGCGGCGCTAACATCGCAGTCGTTGATCGGGTCTTCAAAGCGCAGGTGAGCTACGTAGCCTTTAGGCCAGCGGACTATGACGAGTGAGTCGATCTGGTTCATTTTTTGTCCTTCCATCGGCCGGCGAACGATGAGCCCTCGGCTTGCTTTGGCGCTGTTCGGACCCGCTCGATGGCTTCGGCAGCTTCGGGTGATCCGGGCTCCACGTATCCAGTTGCAGGTGGCAAGGTTGTGTGGCTATAGCTCTTTTCTATCTCGGCCAGTTCTTCGGGCGACTTCTCAAAGCCCGGCAGGAAGCTCGGTCTAGGCGTTAGGGACTCTGGTGGGTCGGCAACAACGCCTTTATTCTCAACGGCCGGAGCCATTATCATGTCGTGGTCTTTGGTCTTGTGCGTTGTATGAGCTTGGCATTTAGCGCAGTAGGTAGCTTGGGGCTCGTGGGCTGGCTCTGGCTTGGTTTCGGGTTGGCCGACTAGCCCGGCTTTGACGCGGTCGCGGTGAGCCTTGTTATAGAACTTAGTGCCACACTTCTTGCTGCAAAAGCGGCTGATCTTGGTAGGTGGTTCGAACAAGTCGCCGCACACCTCGCAGAACTTCCCTTGTTTACCGGTTATGGCGTTGCCGGCCGGTAGTTGGCTAAATAGGTTGCTGTTGGTTGGTCTCGGGGCTATTGGGCTAACTGTCGACGCTTTGTGATCGGCTATTGCTTCGCCGAGGTCTATTGCTTTATCAACTACAGCATCCATCTTAATGATTGGCTTCTGGTCATCGACCTGCACCGTAACTTTGCCGTCTTCGCTGGTTATGATTGTCTTCATGCTACTACTTTCGGCTCCGGCGGGAGCTCTACGTCTACGGTTGTTGATGTTTGGACGACTACTAGGTCGCAGTTCGGGCATACGGCTATATTGCCGATGGTTTGGACCAGCTTTTCGCTGATGCAGCGTGGGCACTCCTCTAGGATTGGTTGCTGTTCGGTCATGACGTTATAGCCTCCTTAGCTTCGTCTTTGGACGTTAAATTGCCGTACATCGGACCCGATAAGTCTCGGCTCATGCGGTCAAGCCACCAGCGCCGTTGCTGTCGGTTAGAGAACTTGGTCAGGTGCTCGTATTGTTTGCGGTAGGCCTCGAGCTCTTGGCTCAAGCGGAAGTCGCTGTCTTTGAGGTATTTATCCCACCATTCGACTGGGTCGCCGTCTTGCTGTATCAGGTGCGTTAGCTCGTGGGCTTGGAGGTGCAGGGGCAAATCGTGGCCGCTTGGCACGTATACCGCGTCGCCGTAGGCAAATATGGCGGTTGCAACGTTGGCCGCGCCGAAGCGGGCTCGTATGGCGTCTATGTTTGGTGGGTAGCCTTTGATAATTTTCATGTGAAAAGTCCTAGTAAATTAAGGCATCCACGTTGCCTGTTTTAATTCTTAAGTCCGGCTCTTCTTCGTCGGGGTTCATGCTCTCGATGGCGTAGCGAACGGCGTCTAGACAGTGGTTCCACGCGTCCTCGGGGGTGTTGAGGTGCCTTTCGTCGTTCATCGGGTCTTTGAGCCACATGTAGTTGCGGTACTCCTTGATTAGGTTGGTGCTGCGCGTGGTTACGAATATCATCTGGTCCTGCACCTTTTGGATGCCGTAGTTGACGTAGTTTTCGTTTGGACCCTTGCCTACGCCCTTTTTAACAGCGCCTATGATTGGCAGGTTGTAGTCGGTGCGCAGCTCGTCGATGTCTTTGGGGTTGGCTGAGTCGGCGACTATCAGCGTGTTGGGCTCTGGTAGCACATTCACGAAGGCGGCAATCTGGCGGTTCTTCATACCTTTGCGGTACATTTGCTCGTCGAGTATCAGGCTGTTGTTCCATCGGTGTATGTCGATCAGGGTCGTAGGGTCGTTGGTAAAGCCGAAGTCCATGCCGCGGCGCTCTAGGCGTGCTTCGTGCGGTATCTCTTCGAGGAATGCCCAGCCGGTGTAAATGCGGCCGGCTGCTTCGCCTAGCAGACCCTCGCCGAACACGCGCCACCAGTTCTTATTGTGTTTGTGGGCTTCGATGTCAGCGACAATCTCGGGGTCCAGTGCCTCGTTGTCTTTGTAGGTTACGGTTATGAAGTCAACGTCGCGGTGTGGCATGACTTCGGTGTACCACCAGAACTCATTGGTTGGGTTCCAGTCGATGATAATAAGCTCGCGGGTACGGACCATAAGTTGGTCGGCCGCTTGCCAGCTGATGTTGTTGCCCTCGTTGATAAATAAGCGGTCGCGTCTCGGACCTCGCACCTTGTCTGGCGAGTCGGCGCTAAAGAATTCGATCTTGCTGCCGTTGGCGAAGGTATAGGTAAAGTCGGACTTGTTCCAGCGGTCTTGGTCGAACATCTTGTGGGCGATCATTATGTTTAAGAAGTCGCGGATGGCGCCACGCTTTAGGTGCGGCATAGACTCACTGACGATGCTGGTAAGTGTCGGCGTCTCGTCGGACTGAGCCAAATCGGTCAGCTTGAGTATTACCGATATGGTCTTACTGGCGCTAGTACCGCCGGCAATACCTTGGATGCGGCGTTTAAGCTGCTTTATCTTCTTGGTTGCTGTCGTCTCGATGTACATGTTGACCCTCTATTTTTACTGCTCCGTCTAACTTGTTTGCTGTTCTATAAAACTCGGTGATGTCTTGGCCGTCCATAAAGACGTGGCTAATTACGATGCTGAACGGGTGGTTAAAGGTCAGCACGCAGCGGTGCTTGTGCGTTAGTACGGACCATATATCTTTCAGCTTGCTCATGCTTAGTCCTCCCCGACCATAAATTTAGCGTGCTCTTTCCACTCGATTGTTTCGTTGTCTAGCTTGCGCACGACCTGCTTTAGCAAATCCTCGCTGTCGGATTGGATGTTGACCCAGTGACTGCCAAGGCGTAGCACTATACCCTTTAGCTGCTGGTCCTGCGGTATGCCGGGCATCTCGGGGAACTTCATCGGTATGACCTTGATCTCGGTCACTTTGTTGGTCTTGCGATTGAAGAGGGTCATTGGTTTAGCTCCATGTCGACACCTAGGTACTCGCCAATTAGGTAGAGGCTTTGACTCCAGTTCTTGTGCCGCAGGCCTTTGTCGTCGATGTATAGGTCGGCTACTGGCTTTACGGCCGTGACATCGTGGCAGGGGATGTCGTAGTACTCCATCCAGTCCGTTACGGCTTGGTGGCCGGCTGGTGTGTGGGCTACGCAGGTAAATATAACGACTCTAAAGCCGCGGTCGACTAGCTTTTCTATGGCTTCTTTGGCGCCGGGCAGCGGTTCGCCGAGTCTTTTGCCCTCAACAGGGTTAGCTCGGTCGTGTATAACGCCGTCCCAGTCTATGGCTAGTACTATTGGCTTAGTTCGCATGTATAAACTCCAGCTCACCGACTTCATTGGTTCGGTACCACATTTGTTTGGCGTAGTCGTATTGATAACCCTTGCGCTTGTAGTGCCATTTGAGTAGGCGCATCTGCTGACGGATTAGCCACCTCATTTCTTTGGCACCGTTCGTTGTGGTCGGGCTGCTGTGCCGCCTAGAATTGGGATTGGCTTGTCGTCGGCGTCGCTTAGCAATACCTTTTTACCCCAGCCGTACTCAAATAAAATGTCCATCATTCGGGCGTCGCCACTCAGGGCTCTAGCTATAGCTACTTTTAGGATCGCAGCTACTGGCGCACCCTTTAGCGTCTTTTCTCTGCCTAGTTTGTCGCGGATCTTTTGCTCAAAGGTGGGGTCGGTCATCATTTCACGGATATAGGTGCTTAGATGTTTAGTGCCGGGCTCGGGTCCTTTAGGGTTGCCGCTGACGCCTTTGGGCCATGGCTTTAATGTCCCGCCTTTTCCACCCGGGATCGTTCGTTGTTTTGGTTTCGCTGGTTGTTTTTTATCTATCATAATTTCACTGCTAAATCACTGCTAATGCTTATTGTACTGCTTTTCTCGCTCGCTTAGTATTTTTGCGTAGAGCCTTAGCTCCGGGCTTCTTGGTGGTTGGCTCTATAGTTCCTACGAATTTGCGAGTGACTGGTTCGTCGCCTTGACCGCGTAAGCCTTCTTTGCGGCGCTTGGCGTATACTGCTTTGTTAAATTCGCTCATTTGATGTACTCCTGCAGCCGTGGCAATGCGTTGAGCACGTAGGTTATGTGGGTCTTGGGTAGCTTAGTGATGTCGTTGAGCAGCAGGACTATAGCCTTTTGCTTGAGCTTGCCGGCTTGGAGGGCTTCGCCCACTTCGGCTAGCTGTTTGATTGCGGCCGCGACCTCATCAGTTACGCTAGTTACTTCAATCTTGACTGTCGGCGATTTCTGGTTCATGGAACACCCCTTTGCTTTCGTAACGCTTTTTAAAATCTTTTTCTTCCCCTTCGAACTGGCACTCCGGGCAGGTTAATAGCTTGCGGTTTCTGGCCTTCTTTTCGACCTCGACCCCTAGGTATGGCAGGCCGTCAAAGTTGACTACCTCGACGATGTCTTCCTCTGAGAGCTCATCTATGGCGATAAATTCGTCGAAGCCTTCTTGCGTGATAGTGCCGTACTGGGAACTAACCTCTAGGACCTGTTGCTTGGCGTCCTTGATGTCAGTCGCTTCAATGCGCAGATAAGGGACCTCAAAATTGCCGGCGTCGTTTAGCTTTTCTTCCATCATCACACGTTGGCGTTGGTGACCGTCAACTAGGTATGGGGTGTCTTCGAACCACCAAATGAACAGTGGTGTCGTGAAGCCGCGAGTCTCTAGAACTTTTTTGAGCTTCATGTAATTTTCGTTGGTGAGCTCTTTTAGGTTGCCTTGCAGCGGCTGGACTTCGCGGTAGTCGATGGTTGGTAGCTTGTTGGGATTGTGGATCTTCATGATTTTTTGGCCTTTTTGTTGTGCTTGGCGTCGTACTTAGCCCACTCGGCACGCTGTTTGTCTTCTTGGAGTTTGATCTGTTTTTTGAAGTGGCGCACGAACTTCATTAGGTCGGTGCGAGTGAACCTATCCATGCTGTCGGTGCCGGCGGCGATCTGAGTGCCTGTTAGGCCGTCTTGTAATAAAATGCGGAACCGTGGCACACCTTCGTCTATGGCTGGTAGCGGTGTGTCCTTGGTTGCAGGCTTGGTGGCCTTGACTGGCTTAGCTACTGGCTTTTTGTTGGTCATACTACGCTCGCTTCTAGTTCTGCCTTGCGATCCATTAGGGCTTTGTGGGCTAGCTCTCGAGCCTTGCGGCGCATGACGTGCCTCTGGTGATTGGTCAGCTGGCTTTCAGCAGTCGCAGTGACTGGCTCTAGGCTGGCAGCGTGCTGGCGCTGACTGGATAGCTGCTGGCCGGCTACCATTGCTTTTCGTCTGTAGCTTTTGCCGCGTGGGTGAAGTGTGCGATACGCTCTGCTGTTGATGTTCATAAATTGACCCTTGGTAGCTCGTTTAAAGTGTTATTAAGCACATTATACCGCTTATGCAAATTGTAAACAAGCTTTTTATAGGTACTGCAAATAGCGGCCGGACGTGTATGTGGTCCATGGATACCAGCCACTTTGTAGGTACTTGTGGTAGTAGGCGTAGGCCACGTTGGCGGCAGGGTCTAGGACCGCTACGCCGTGGATTTGAAACAGGCCATAGTCGCGTAGGCCATCGTAGTTTAGTGGGCTGATGGCGCTCGCGTTGCACCTGCTCTCGGCTTGCATAATGGCAGAGGCGACGCGGACGTCCCAGTTGTATTTGCGGATCAACGGCATGTAACTCTGGCAGGTACCGGCGTATCTGATCGGCGCCGGACTAGGAGGGACCTTGGGCGGCTGAGCGACGCTGCTCTTAACAGGCGCGGCTTTGGGCGCGCTCTTGGCGGCCGCCTTTGCCCCTTTCGGGGCTAGGGCGACCTTCGTGGTGTTGGTGTTTTTGGCTTCAATCTTAGCTTTAGGCTGATTGGGCTGCGCCGCCGTAGTACAGAGCGTGGCTATCAGCGACACAAGAATGAGGCTCTTGAGTAGCAATTTCATATTTTGTTTATCGCTGTCGGCAGAAAAGGTATAGGGCGATAGACACAACCATTATACCACCTGCTGTTGGCAGTTGGGTATTGGTTTGGTGTGCTTTCAACCACGACTCTACGAAGCCGTAAGAGGTGGCTAGGAAGAACGTGCCGGCGGCAAACTTGATTGCTTTGTCGGCTGTTTCGAGCGCCCAGTCCTTTAGGCGATCAGTGTTAGGTTGTTTTTTGGCGGCTTTGATTGCCGCAGGTATTTTGATTTTGCTCATCTTGGTAAGCTCCTTTGTTTTAATTGATAAGCATTAGCATCATACATGGTTTGGCTGTCGTTGTCAATCGTACTGCGTAAGAGCAAAAGAAAAAGACCGCAGTTGCCTCATAACCTACGGTCCTTTTCTTCTTCACCTACGGCGTCCGGTAGTAGTGATAAGCCGGGCGCAATAGTTGAGGCGGCGAGGGTCAATCGACCGTCTCTGCCGTCTAATTTACTAAAGCGCTTTTTGATAGTCTGTGAAGAATTTCGCATTTGTTTTGCACAGCTTTTTGCACCAATTTAACTGTAGTCTAGGGTTTGGTTTTTGCACATCGGCGCTACCACCAGCGTCTTGTCATACTGCTTGCGCTGGGCTTATACTGCTGGTTAAGCTTCAATACCAAAAATGCTTTTGGGTCGAAGCAAAGTCGTCCGGCTGTACAGGGGGCGCGCTAAAAAGTCTCAATAAACAAAACACCCGCCGAGTGGCGGGAGGTCTTGCTGCTTTTGGTCGAATTGACTTAATAGTAGCATGGCCGAAGCGGAGGGTCAACATGCAAGCGCTGTCGGATTTACTACAACCAAAAACACTTAGTAAACTAACAACTGGAGCTACAACAACTGGAATAAATAAATTAAACCCAGTTGTTTCTAACTACAAGACTACAGACTTAGTAGTCGCAGAAGTCTCGGATCTTATGAACGCTGAATATCACGCTTGGTACTGCAAAATGGCGCACCTGATCGGCAGGGAGCGCTTTTTAATTTTAGCCAGTATAGCTCGTGCAGACGGCAACAATGGCGGATCGCGGCTGTTTAGCTACCTGCTGCGCAAGGAGCTTTGCGGTGAGCTCTGAGGGGACCGACGAGCTGGCTAATCGCATGGAGGCTCGCGGCGTAGACATGAGTTGGTACTGGAAGGCTCGTAAGTCGCGTGGTGGCAAGGCGCAGGTGCAGTCGCCTCGTGAGGCGTTAAAAGAGAGCCGCTGCAGCATTTTGAGCGCCAAACTGATCGAGTACGGCGAAATTAAGGGCGTGGCGCGGATCTACACCGTCACTAGTTCGGGAGCCAAATACGTACAGGTGCGCGAGGAGCTCACCAAAAAGACAGGCGATCCGGTGTACTGGTGCAGCTGCTGCGACAAGGTCTTCAAAGCATGGGAGCAATTCAATGAGCATTGTAAATAAGAACAACCCGAGGTGCCTTGCGGCAAGAGATTTTGAGCTTACCAAGATCGTCTTTTCCCCGGGTTATTCGAGCCCTAGTATAGCACATTTTAAGGGAGTGGATAAACTCAAGCATAATGTAGTTGACAAGCTCTATGGTTTGGCTTAAACTGGGGTTATTCATCAAGTAAAAGGAGCTTACCAAGATGACACTATCAGCAATAAATGAGGGCGAAATTCTCGCCGAAGAGCGCGTGCACACACTAACAGGCTATCGATACGCAGTCTGGCTTTTGTCGGATGCTGAGGGCTACCATGTCCTACGCGTCAATTTGAGCACTGGCACCGACGAGATCGAAGAAACTTGGAACTACTACACGCTGCACGAGGCGCGGAACGGAGTCGATGAAATGACCGAACATATAAGGGAGTACTTCTAAAATGTTTTGGCTTAGACTAGAACACGCAACTAAAATCGAGCGCGACGAAGACGGCCGGCCGTGGACGTGGCGTAGCGGCGAGACGATCGCCGAGTTCCGTAACCCGGAAGCCTTTAAGGCCTACGTAGTCGAGCATATTAACGAGCTTAAGAACGCAGCGGCATTCACTGGCAGCGCAAGTTTAATTGTGGGGGCTAACGCCTATCTAGGCGAGCAGCTAAAGAAAGCAGGGGTTATCTAAAATGGCAGAAAATCAACAAGTAGCTAAGAGTAGCGCATCCCTGCAGGCCTATCTGCGCAGCGACGAGGTGCAGCAGCGGATCGAGAAGTTGCTAGGCGATCGCGGCCCGCAATTTATCACTAGCCTAATGTCGGTTGTTAACAATAACATCGTGCTACAGGACTGCACTAAAAAGTCGGTACTGTCGGCTGCTATCACTGCCGCCGGGTTGGATCTACCAGTTAACCCGAACTTAGGGCACGCCTATATAATTCCGTACCGCAACAAGAAAAAAGACGCCAATGGCAAATTCTACTATGAAATGGAAGCCACTTTTCAAATCGGCGCGAAGGGCTTCAAGCAGCTGGCGCTGCGCTCCGGGCAATACAAGCTGATCAATTCGACGGACGTTCGTGAGGGCGAGTACAAAGGCGAGAACCGACTAACAGGCGAGCTGGCCTTTGAGTGGGTCGAGGACGACACCCAGCGGGCTAAGCTGCCAATTATCGGCTATGTGTCCTACTTTGAGCTGCGCAGTGGCTTTAAGAACGCCCTATATATGACTGTGGCCGAGCTTAAGGCGCACGCTAAGCAGTACAGTAAGTCCTACCAAAAAGGCTATGGTCAGTGGGTGGACGACTTCGACAGCATGGCGCGCAAAACCGTTATGAAACTCAACATCAGCCGCGATGGCATTACTTCTACGCAGTTACAGACGGCTCTCTTGGCCGATCAGGCCGCGGTCGAAGAGGACAGCTATAACTATGTCGACAACGAAAAAGACGAGCAAACGCCGGCCGCTGAGCCGGCTAAAAAGGTCGAGAACACCGTCAAGGAACAGCCGGCCGAGCCAACACAGACACTAGCTGATGCGCTCCCGGGCGACGGCGAGGAGCCCAGCGATGCACAAGGTTAAATTTAGGGCGTGGTTCAAGAGGTACAAACTTATGAGTGATTGGGGTGATATCAAAGAGAGCCTAGATCTAGTAGCGATTTTGACCAACCCTCGCTATGTAGTTATGGAGTATGTTGGACTAAAGGATAAACACGGCAAAGAGATCTATGAGGGCGATATCGTTAAAGCTACTGCGCCAGAAGCCCATCGGGACAGCGACTGTGTGTCAGATATAATACGCGACACCACGGACACCTCTTGGGCTGTACGATCGAATAGCGGAGGCGACACACCACACACTTTTGGACTGCATGTAAAATGGTGGGCTGAACTTGAAGTCATCGGTAATATCTACCAGAACAAGGAGTTGTTAGATGCAAAAACCTAATGCCCCGTTAATCGACTGGTGGTCCTACTCGAGTATGTCGATGCTCATGCGCAATCAATTAGCCTTTAAGAAGCGCTACATTCTAAAAATCTATGACGATATCACGCGGCCGAGTGCGGTCGTCGGCAGTGCTGGGCATAGGGCCCTGCAGGCCTACTACAACGGCAAGAGCTTTGAAGAGGCCAAGCAGGCCGGGCTCGACTACATAAATAACCAGTCCGACACCGGCATCGACTACGGCAAAACTGGCAGCCGCGAGCAAATCATCAACACCTTCAATCAGGCCATAAACTTCTATTTCGAGGAGCTGCCAAAGTACCACGAGATTTTGGGCGTAGAGGAAGAGATAGTCACGCCAATCGAGCAAATCGACGGCCAGCCCATAAACATGCCAGCCAAGTCGTTTTCGGACCTTATAACGCGCAATGCGATTGGTGAAATAGAGATCATCGACCATAAGTTTGTTAAGTTCTACAGCGACCCCGACGTCGATGTGTTCAGCCACTTTTTGCAGGGCATGTTTAACTATCACACCATTAAGGCTAAGTACGGCGAGGCACCAAAACGCATCATCTTTAACGAGTGTAAGACCAGTAAAAACAAGGACGGCAAGCCGCAAATCCAGCCCTACACGATTGAGTTCGAAGGCTTGTATGGCGACTTCGCCACCTTCTATAAGCTCTACGACAGTTGTACGAAGGTGATCAATAACCCCGAGGCTATATTCCTACCTAACCCACACGACATTTTCGACGGCCAAAACAGCTTTGAGGTGTTTCGGTCCGGCGTCATAGGCGTCGAGCGGCCGGTCGTGGTTAAGCATAAAACCGAGCAGGTGGCGTTCAGCGAGAAGGCTTATGTCGCTAGCGCCGGCGATCGGCTAGAAAATAAGAACCTAACGGCCGAGGAGCGCATACGGCTCAAGCTGCAGGAGTTCGGCGTGTCGGTCGAAATGCAAGAGACTCACGTTGGGCCGTCGGTTACTCAGTACACTTTTAAAACTTCGAAGGGTGTGCCAATGAGCAAGGTCGCTAAACTAGACAACGATTTGGCGCTGGCGCTCGAGGCCGAGCACATCCGTATTGAGGCGCCTATCAGAGGAACTAGCCTTGTCGGCGTCGAAGTGCCGAACAAATCACTTACTCGCGTAGATTTAGCTGAGCGGCATTTTAAGAAGGGAACACTAAATATACCCATTGGCATGGATGTTTACGGCGAGACCGTCTATGGCGAGCTGTCAGACATGCCTCACCTGCTAATCGCCGGAGCCACAGGTTCGGGTAAGTCGGTGATGCTGAACGTGATCCTACGCAGCCTAACTACTCAAATGCCGGCTAGCAAGCTAAAACTGGCCCTAATCGACCCGAAGCGCGTCGAGCTCTCGCAGTTTGCGGACCTGCCACATGTCATGGGCGAGGTTGTCTATGATGTAGAGCCGGCCGTAAAGCTACTAATGCAACTAAACGACGTAATGGACGCACGCTACATCACACTAGCTAAGTCCAAGGTACGCCGCATCGAGGACTATGAGGGCGACATGCCGCGAATTGTGGTGGTTGTTGATGAGTTCGCAGATCTAATGCTAACCGGCGGCAACCAGAAGCTCAAAGAGAAAAGGGTCGCAACCGGACCTAAAGGCAAGCCAGTGATCATCGAGGACGAGCTACCCAGTGCCGAGCAACTTATCGTGCGGCTGGCGCAAAAGGCTCGAGCTATCGGCATCTACTTGGTATTGGCTACCCAGCGACCATCCGCGGAGGTCGTGACCGGCTTAATCAAAGCCAACATTCCGACTAAAATTGCCTTTATGACGACCTCCAAAGTCAACAGCCAAATCATAATCGACCAGCCGGGCGCCGAGGAGCTGAGCGGCAAGGGCGACATGCTCTACATGGACCCGGGCGCGCGCGGACTTAAGCGACTGCAAGGACTATACGCATGAGCTATAACGCTAACAGACGATTTATAGAGGGCGTTTTGGACGAATTTAAAGATGCGATTGAGTCTGCCGACGATTTAAGCGAAGATCGCGCCATGGCTCAAGTCGATGAGGCCTTTACAAAAGCTGCAGACGAGCTCGAGGACTTCTTCGAGGATGAAAAGACCATAGCCGTAGAGGGGGCCAAGAATGCAATCTAAAAAGACGTATTTTAACGATCCGAAGGGGCTCTATAAAGATCTTATGGATTTTCTGTGGGAGGGCCGCCGTAACTTAAACAACCCACCTAGCGAGCAAACAGCGCAAAAGGGACTGCGGATTGTGCAGCTTTACGCTGGCCGCATCGAGGCGGGGTCGAGAGAGCAAATAAAAAAGGAGGCACAAAAATGAGCAAGCAGTTTATGTGGCTATCGTTCGCTGATGCCGATCTGCCAGAGGGTAAGCAGTTTTTGGGTGGTGGCATATTCGAGGGTGGCGACATCATCGCAGCTACTTTGCGCACACACAGACTTGGTGTTAACCCCGGCGGCGAAGTAATGTCGGCCGGACCATTAAGAGAGAGCGACCTTCCTGCGGGTTGGCCTATTGAAAAGCTGCTTACCAAGAAAGAAATCGGCAAACTCGAGAAGGAGGCTAAAAATGGCACGAACCGATAAAGAATTACGACGTGGCGAGTTCTGTCAGCATTGCGGTGGCACGCTTGAAATCTACCAAGTCCGACTAACAAGAGGCTTAGCCAAGACGCTGATCAAAATGCGCCGGCTAGAGGTCGAACTCGGCCGGCCGGAGCTACGCATTCATGTCGACGACCTAAACACCGAGCACGAGCTAACCTTTAGCGAGCGTGGCAACTTAAGCCGCCTGCGCTTTTTAGGGCTCGCTAGGTACACCGAAAGCCATTCTGACGTGTGGTTCATCACTTCACGCGGTTACGCGTTCCTGCGGGGCGAGGAGGTGCCTGTGGCGCAATATATTTACCAGAATAAGATCGTCGATCGGCTACGCGAGGACCATATAACCACTAATTTGACGCAGGTATTCAAAAAAACCGACGTACCGTACTTCGAGCAAATCGACGACATACGGACCACGCCGGCCACCAAAGAGGATCTAAAAAAGGCCGTAGAGCGGCGCGAGGCGCGTCAGGCGCAGCTGCTTGATGTGCCAGTAAAGCCACAGCAAAGGAGTTGGGCATAATGAGTAGCTTAATCGATCGCTGGCTGGAGTTCCGTTTTTGGCGCATGGACCGGCACCAGCGCGGCGTATATACGCAGCAGTACTTTATTAAAAAGTACCCGAAGCTGGACGGCAAGCTCAGAGTACTAGGGTTCATACAGGGCATCGATGGCGTGGTGTTTGAGTTTACTAACGGCACGACTTTTAGCGTGGAGGAGCCGCGTTGCCCTCTGACGGATAAAGGGCTACTCCGTTGGTTCGCTGAGATATACGAGGCAAAATCATGAGCGAGTTAGACCCTATGGTCGACGACTTACTGGACGCAGTTTATGAATGCCGGCCGCGCGAAGACATCGTTGAGAGGCTAGTTAAAATTGGCGACACCGTGTTCCAAGCAACCTACCCCTATCTGGTGGTTAAAACCGAGGAGGGGGAGCGATGATCGCTGAACTTTACCACTTCTTTAGGCTGCTATTTAAGCTGTTTAAATGGTTCTTGGGCGGTCAGCCGGGAGCCGTGTTCATTGTCGACACGCACAATAAGAAAATATCGGACTTCTACCGGCAACCGACTAGCGCCGAGCAGGTTCGCACTGGCGTTTGGGCGTCGACTACCGATGCGGCCAATCGCGGCGTAATCGAAAT